CAACCGGGGATTTATACGAGGTATTCAGCCCTGCGATTCGGGACGCTTCCCTGTTTAACGGCTTGAATCAGCTGCTGCGGCGGATCGAGTTTAACTGCAATCTTTCCTATGGCACCTTATCCGATCCACAGAATCAGGAAAAGACAGCGGAGGAAATCCGCATGAGCAAGCAGCGCAGCTATGCGGCGGTCTGCAATATCCAGAAGTCCTTACAGACGGCGTTGGAGCATCTGGTCTGGGTGCTGGACTACTACACAAGCCTGTATCAGCTTGCGCCCGATGGGAAATACGAGGTTACATTCAACTGGGGGGACGGCGTGCTGACGGATACAGGCGCAGAATATGCACAGATGAAGGCTATGGTGGATGCGAACATCCTCAAGCCCGAAAAGCTGTTGGCGTGGTATTTTGGCATTTCCGAGGAGGAGGCAAAGGACTACATTCCTGCGCAGGATACGCTTGAGTTTGGGGAGTGATGAGGAATGCTGAAACCCGAATATTTACAGCGTGTGCCGGAGGGCATGATAAAGCTGTACGCACAGGCTGAGGCGGACATACTGGCGGATATGGCTGTAAGAATAGCTCACTATGGATATTGGATTCCTGCGGTGGAGCATCAGGCGAAAATGCTTGAGGAGGCAGGTATGGTGCGAGAGGAGATTCTGG